TCGATATGATGCGGCCCAACAGCTGCACCGCTGCCAATGTCCCGAAGGACACTACGCAAGCTGCGACCCTCAACTACAGGCTTCTCGTTAGAGATACCTGCAGCAGCGGACTTCTCGAAGTACTCGCTAGAGCGGCTCTGGCTCTCAGCCAGGTCAACCAGCTCAAGCTCTCGGGCTGCCAGGTCTGCCATGTCAACAAGGATGGCATCCTCTTTGACCTTCTCATCAGCCGACAACGCTCGACCCTCAGCAGCGTCATAGACAGCCTTGAGAGCTTCCTGGTTGGTGCGTCGGGCCTCAAAGGCCCTGCGTATTGCTACGTGAATTTCACTCATGATGTCTGCCCTCCAGGGCAGTGAGGTTGGGTTGAGGACCAGGATGGCCCTGCGGATTCAGGGTGAGGATAGGGTTGACCTGGTCCTCAGGAGATGAGCCCTGAGCGGTGGATGAGGATAGGGGTGGCCTGGTCCTCTTCCTGCTCTGTCTCAGATCCTTCTTCATCTTCAGCCCTGAGGGCTTCAGAGAGCTTGTCGGCTTTGGCTGCTGCCAGGAGGTCATTGACATCCAAGGAGCGACTCTCAGCCAGTGAACGAATAGCGCTGTCTGCATCAACGTAAGCAGGGAAGGTCACAGGACCAACATCCCTCAAGGCAACGCTTGTGAGTGTGCGCTCAGGGAATCCTGAGTCAGTTTCAGCCCACTCATCAGTGATGGTCCGGAAGCCAAAGCTAGACCCAGAAACGTCACCACGCTCCAGGAGGACAGCCAGGTCTCTGCCAACTGAGGTGTCAGGGAGTTCAACCTCATAGGCCAGACCAGTGCTGTCCTCTGCCAGAGTCAGAGTGCCAACCTTGTTACGACCCAGCAGGAGATTGGGGTCATGGTTGAAGAGTGCTCTGACATCAGCCTCCTGGAGAGTCTTGGCAAAGGTCCCTGGAGCAATACGCTCCACAAAGCCTCCAAGATTCTGGGAGGTGGTGTTGAAGCGTGCAGCGTAGCCATAGGCAAAGAGGGCCTTGCCCTCAGCCCTGAACTCCACTGGCTCCATCAGGTTGCGTACTTCTTCACTCATTGTCTTCCTCCTCTGACCGCTCAGCTTCATCAGCCTCAGGGACTATGGAAGGAGCAGGCTCAGGCTCTGGGAGAGAGCCCTCCAGGTCTGCTCCCATGCGACTCAGGATTTCTCTGGCCTCATCGGCAGAGACAACAGTGCCTACTCCTAGATATATCTTCTGGACGGCAGCAACTAGCTCCTTGTTGGCAGCAGCATTGGTCTCAGCTTCAGAAGGACCTTGAGGAGAGCCACCACCAGAACCATCAGACTCTGAGGCTGCTCCCTCTTCCTCCTGAACCTGCACAGAGATGGGAGTGTCTCCCCATTCAACTGGCTTGAGACCTTCCCACTTCCTGACCTCATTGATCGTGTAGATACCCTGAGTCACTGCCACTGAATAAGTGCTGATGCGGTCAGCGTGGTTGCCTCTCATGAGGCTGTCCACGTTGAGCCTAACAAAGGTGCCAGATGGCATAGTCTCATCAAGGGCCATGAGGTCAGTGAAGGCAGCCTCTAGGCGTTCAATCCAAGGCCTCAGCGAATGCTGGACAAAGGCCTGCCCTATCTCAGAAGTGGTGGAGCCAAGCTGAGGCCCTTCTTGGGCCAGCATATGGAGAGGGACTCCATAGAAGCGGGCAATGTCAGGGACTTGAAACTCTCTGGTCTGGAGGAACTGAGCCTCATCAGGGTTGACAGTGACCTTGGAGAACTTAGCACCCTCAGTCAGGACAGCCAGCCTGGAGGAGTTGCCCACTCCTCTGTGGGCCTGCTCCCAAGTGTCCCTGAGAATCTTGGCTCCAACCTCACTGAGGTCATTTGGCACTTCAATGGTGGAGCCAGGGACAGCACCATTACCAAAGAAAGCAGCACCGAACTCGGTGGCAGCCCTGGAGAGGCCAATGGTCTCTCTGGCGTAGTTGATAGGTGAGAGGCCAGTGAGGCTGCCTGGCAGCATCATGCCTCTGATGAGCTTGATGTCCATCTCGGAGAAGTGAGCCTCAGAGCCATTGACCTGCCGAACAGCAAAGGAGATGGTGCCATCCTTGTTACGACTTGGTGTTACCTTGTCAGGGTCCAGGACATCAAGCCACTGGATGACTCCCATGCCGTCCCTGACTGTGGCCACGTAGGCATTGCCCTCCAGAAGGAGAGACATCATGATCATGCCCGAGATCTCAATCTTGTTCCAGGGTCCCTGGTTGAAGCTGAGCCACTCAGGCCTTGGCCTCACTGGCTGAGGGATTCCATTGTTCCGACGCATTGTGTCAAGCGGCAGAGTGGCAACCGACTCAGAGAGAATGCGCACACAAGCAAAGACAGTGGAGACTTCCAGGGCAGTGGTGGTGGTGACTGGTTTACCAGAAGCCGTGTTGGAGCCTCCACCAAACAGGTCCAGCCCTCTGCCGTAGACATCACTGAAGGAGATAGGTGTGGAGGTGCCTCTCAGCTCCAGGACGCGGTCCACTCCAAGCATGGAGCTGAGGTTGGAAAGTACAGACAAGAGAAGCTCCTAGAGGAGGATGACCCTGGACTCAGGTGGTGACTCTTGCTCTCTCCAGGCCCTTGCTCTCCCCAGCGCTATGACAGCAGCAATGGTGAGGTCAATATGCCTGGAGCTGGAGCGGTACTCCTTTGTGATTCTGGAGCCTCTTGAGTCCTGCTTGAGTTGGGTGTTGGAGATATGGCGGGCCAGAGCCTGGTCACCATTGTGGGTCAGTTCCTGGTCAAGGACTGCATCAAAGAAAGTCTTGGTGGGCCCGGCCATACGGGTGCCATTGGTCGGGAACTCAATAATGGGCAGGCCCTCATCCTCCAGCTTCTGGAGAGATACCTGGAAGAAGTATGGATCAGCCACAACTTCCTGAACAGTGAAGCGCTCACAGGCTTCTCTGATGGCATCTTCCACGGCAGCAATAGGAGTGCGCCAAGTCTTTTCCCCAGGATTCTCCCAGAGAGCCAAGGTCTCCAAGTGGAGGTCTGAGACCCTGACACCAACCAGGCAAGTACAGTCACCACCATAGGCGCCATCGAAGCCGACAATGATTCGGTCTCCATCCTCCAGAGCTTTGTCAGTGTCCAGGCAGTCAGCCCAAACCCCAGCAGGAAGCCAAGCGTCCTGAGTGGCTGTCCAGCCGTTGAGCCTGAAGCGCACGAACTCAGACTCTGCTGTATGCCTGGAGGCTGACCTGAATTCCTCCAGGTTCATCAGCTCCCAAGAGGGATTGAACTTCTCCCAGAGGGCCTCATCGTAGGGGTCAATATCTTCACCCTCTGTGGGTCCATGCCAGGTGAAGCCAAATGTTGGGTCTTCAACCTCACCAGACTCCACCTTGCGTCCGTACTGGTAGAGCTGGCCAAGAGGGCTGTCCAGGTCAAAGCCAGCAGTGGAGATGACAATGATGAGAGGCTCATTCCTCATGGCAGAGCCAGTGGTGAGAGCAGTGAAGAGAGCATCATTCTTGTGAACGTGATACTCATCCACGATGACAGTGGAAGGGTTCAGGCCATGAGAGGCACCAGCGTCAGCGCTCACAACTCGGAAGATGCCACCAGTCTCATTGTTGGTGATCTGATTCTTGTGGATGGTACAGAGGGCATCCAGATTCGGGTTGGCCTGGATCATCCTCTTGGCCATATTGAAGACAAGCCTGGCCTGGTCCCGGTCACCAGCTGCGCAGATTATTTGAGGTTCAGGGTCTGAGCGGTCCACTATCAACTGATAGGCAGCGATGCCAGCGGCCAGGGTTGACTTGGCGTTCTTGCGAGGCACTCCTAGAAGATAGGTCCTGAACTGCCTGCGGCCGGTGTCAGGGTTGATGCGGTACAAGTCCCTGATGAAGTCCTTGGCCCAAGGGAGAGGCTCAAACGGTTGCCCAGCGTAGGACCCATTGAGGGTAAGGAACTGTTCAGCGAAACGGATGACATGGTCACCCTTAGTAGGAAAGTCAGCCTTTGCCACTGACAGCCTCCTCATAGAATTGGTGACAGAGACGGCACGCAGCCCGCGCCTCTGTCTCATGTCCCTCAGCGGGCGGGCCTGGCAAGGGTCAGGGACACAAACCAACTTAGGTGACGATAGCCAAGAAACCATTCATCGAATTGGACAAGCGCCAGCAGCGCAATCATCGATAGCTTGGCCAACGCTCTGAAGAGAGCTGGCATTGTACTGGTCTGCGGTCAAGCGTTCATAAGGGCTTTGAGGCCTGCCGTCCTCCGGCATAGCTGTCCAGCCCTTCACTAACGGTAGGTGCTCCCTGAGTAGATCAGCGATAACTTCAGCGCTATAGCTCCCACGGTCAAAGTTAGCCGTAACGCTAACAGCGTTGTTGGCCCAATTGTCTTGGACGAACCGCTGGACCCGAAAGTATTCGACGAGGCTAACTTCATCAGATTGAGTGACCAGATGGTCAGCAACTTTATCTAGGACAGCCTCACGGCAAGTGAAAGACACCACCGTAGTGAGTGGCGTGTAGAGGCAGGGTTCCATAGGGTAGCCCAAGTCTCTAAATCCTTGGAGCTTTGGGTCAGTATCAGAGTAACGGACACGCCTAGTGAAGTACCTGGCGAAAGGTGGTTGTAACCCCTCGGACACGCCTGGGAGCTTGGCGATCGAACCAGTCGGTGCTACCGTCGTGGTCTTTGTCGGAGTAGGTATACCAAGCTCTGCAGAATAGGTAGCAGCCTCAATATCTACCGTCGCCTTGAAACCCAGAAGGAGACCCTTAAGAACAGCGCTATCAGGTATCTCGGCATACGTGACACCATGGAGAGCAGCCCAATCATGGAACCCAAAGAAACCTACACCCAGTCTCCTGTTCCTGGACTTCACCACTTCTTGGCGGTCGTCTGAGGACTTGGCAAAGGTTGCTCGAACCAAGTACCGGGTAATCAACCTAAAGGCCTCGGAGGCCTCTTCGGGCTGACTGGCGAAGGCTGAAAGATTGACGTGACCTAGACAGCACTGCTCCCACTGTTCGAGACCGATTTCTCCACACGGGTTGGTCGCTCGCACGTCGCCAGACTCGCCAACGCTGGCAAGGCTGGAGTTGTAGAAACCGGGTTCGCCGTTTGAGACCATGCCTTCAGTGGCTAGCTTCAGAACTGTTCGAGCGTGATCGTCGCCAGCCTTGAGCTCTAAGAAAAACCTGTCGTCGACCTCAACGCTTATGTTGGTAGACCAATGCTTGGAAGGGTCCTGCTTGCACTGGATGAACTCAAAGATAGAAGGGTCTGCCCAATGGAGAATTGACATACGTGCGGAGCGTCTGACATTGCCAGCCACTACACAGGACGCGATAGCGTGATCGATCTCCATGGCATCAAGAGGGCTGAGGTGAGAGCCCAGGGTCTCATTCAAGATGTCGTTAACCTGGTGGAGCATGGAGACGAGAGGAGAGGGACCCGAGGCAGTACCTCCAAAACCTTTAATCAACGACCCTCTAGGGCGCACACCGCTAAAGTCGATGTATATAGAACTAGGTCCAGAAACGTGAGCCTCAATCAGAACAGCGAGAGCGGAGGCCCAACCCTCCCGACTGTCCTGGACATGAAGCACAGAGGAGCGAGAGCCAGCGTTGGACTCAGCAAGATCACACTCAGCCCGGTCCGGATGCCCGTCGTCAATCAGAGAAGTGAGATTAACCAGACGATTTATACGCGGGGACAGTGACAGATACTCAGCGGAGTAGTTGGCTCCAACCCCACCACCAAGCATCAGCTGGTCAAAGGTGAACATGCCGTGGCCCGATAGCGTTTCATCCCAGCCGGCACGGTGGCAGTTATACAAACCTAGACTGGTGTCAGCACCAGAGGCCCAGAGGTGTCTCCCAGCAGGCAGAGCCTTCATCTCCAGGAAGAGGTCAATGAGTGCTTCTCTCTCACCAGGTTCATGTCCACCAGCCAGGGCCAGGTTGCCGTCCACCACTCTCTCCACTGTCTCTGGCCAAGTCTCTTGGCGCCCATCATGAAGTGTGCGGCTGTAGGTCCTCTCATAGACCTCTTGACCTATTGGTCCCCAGGTTGGCATTGGGCAAGTCCTCTCAAAGTCAGAGACAGACCTGCCCTGAGAGGGATGGCCTGGAGAGCCATCCCAGGCTCAGAGTGATGATGATGGTGTTCAGTGTGGCTGCTGGTGGCATCAGATTCTGATGCTGTCAGCAGTTCAGTTGTCAGAGTCTTCCATGAACTGGTCCAGCTTTGACTTGGATTCCACGGCAGCAAGTCCAAGTCTCAAGCGGGCCTCTGGGCTCAGGCCAAGCCTGTCCTCCAGGGCTGGGAGCATGGCCTCAGTGGAGATGAGGAGCCTGGCTGCTGGGTGAGCAACGTCCTGGCCTTGAGAGCCTTCAGTGATGAAGCCCTCCTTGTTCAGGAGGTCAATGAGGTGGTGGCGACGAATTAGGAGTGAGACATAGCGCTCAATGACATAGGAGTCAGAGGCTGGCTTGTAGACCTCAGCACCAAAGCTCCAGAGGTCTTCCCAGAGCTGGGTTGCCTCAGTGCGCTGGTTGTAGGCCAAGGACTTCAGAGCTTCAGGCAGAGGAGGAGTTTCTCTGGCCAAGATGTTGGGAGCCACCTTGACCACGGCAGCGTCCCTGGAGTTGCCCTGAGGATTTGCTGCTGGTCTCATGGCTTCCTCACTCTTGGTGGTGGATCAAGTTGTGCACAGGGTCAAAATAAGATTCTTGGTTGTCCACAGGTTGTCCACAGGTTGCCCACAGGTTTGAGGGAGTTATCCCCCGAATTTGGAAGTTAACCACAGATTCAGACTGTGTCTGTGAATA